GAATGGTTTCTGCTTTACAGGAATGGGAGGCAGGAATCTTCACATATCCAAAACCCAAGGTAGTGAGGCCACGGGGGATGGATTTGCATCAGGTAAACTGTAGAGGTGGTACTTTTATGTCGCATGACATTGTTTACCGAACACGGTTGCGAGACGGGGCTCGCGAGCAGATACTCGTTTATATTAACGATGAATCCTGCGATTTTGCACACTTTTGCGCAGTCACCTCGCTAAATGAAGCCGCACTGAAGCGGGAGATTGCACAAGGGAAAAAGAGGGCTAATTACGCGGATTTGGTGGCCGCTGATTCAGCTCGGGTGCCTGGGGAGAAAGTGCCGGTAGCTAGTAAGGTGGAACACGTTGTGACCCCTAATACAAGTAAGACCGGCACACCGGGCAACAGCGGGAAGGCAGAGCCTCATCACCTGCAAGAGCTAGACGTCCTTTTTGAGGAAGCGATAGCACAAGCGCAAGGGATGGATCAGCCTGAAAAGCACACACTTGGTGTGTGTACCGGAAGCGGGGGAGATGAACCCGACGTATCACCAGAGTCGGATGAGGAAATTCTATTTCCCCCGCAGCCGGTCCAGGAACCAAAACCGATTCCGGTTCCCCGTAGGGTCCTTCGTGACTTGCACCATAAGGTCGAGTTTATTAAGACCCATAGCGCGACGCCCATTTTGAGCCACGAACCAGTCCGCGCATACGCATGCGCGGGGCTTGTCTCTGAGGGGTGCGTTGAGCATGATGATGCGAGTCACGAGGGGGGTGTAGGGTTGACTGAACTACATCCAGAGGTATTGTCAAAGTTCAACTTCACGCGGCGTAGTTATTACTATGTCACGGCAGGAGTGGAGCCAGACGCGCTGGATGGGCGTTTTTTGACCAACGGTCAGTACAACCCTGCTTGGATAGCCACAATGCAGTTTGAAAACACGGCCTATACCCTGAAGTTTGTCGGGAATAAAGGGCCGTGTGATTATTACCACTTATGTAAGGCTATCACTCTAAGGGCGAGAAAAGGGTTTTTCTCATGCCCCAAGTTTATTAGCGGGGCAATAAGCGAGGTGGGCGCCTGGGCCACGGAGATTGGATTGATTGCCCAGCCGCAGGCCACGATAAAGCACGTTACGAATTTACCGGATCGGGGGCTCCGAACGAGATCATTGAAGGGGGTGAAAGGTGCTTCTCGGGCGCGATGGGGGATGCACGCCCACCATGCGCCTGAGGATTTGCGCGGACCATACCACACCCTCTTTATTGAGAATGCCGATAATTCCAATTCCGATCCGAACGAGGTCTTGAAAGCTCTGAAATATGAGAAGGCCATGCTAGAGAGGGAACATGGAAAGAGAGGATATTGTGCACCCAAGATGAGCACACCAAAAACATGTGCATCATGCGGGGAGTCACCTCCAAAAGGCAAATATAAGTGGAAACACCGGCAGTGTAGAAACTGCCAGCGGAAGCTAAAATCTTGTGGCGCCATATCAACAATGGGCCTGCAGATTCAGCAGAACTTGACAGTGGCAAAGGGGCACCCCGGTTGTGTCCACTTGAATTCCTCCACCCTCCCTCCAAAGAAAGAGAAGTGGGCAAAGGTCCATATCCCGAAGGATGCAATTAAGGTACACAAGAGCGATGTGCCTTGGTTGAGACACACCGGGGATGGAACGAGCAAGATGCACTCTGTGGAGAAGGAGGATTTGTCGAAGATCGACATTACCTTAGAACGCCCAAAGCGAGAGTGTGTGCTCGCGGGAATTGGTGTCTCGGGTTGTTACCCAATGGTAACAAGGAAGGGTTTCTATGCTAGGATGCAGGCGTTGATTGGACGTGCGTACCTACAGAAGCCCGACTCTTCCTCTGCCGCGTGGGAAGTAATGGCAAAAATGAAACAATGCTTGCTTCCCAACGATGCCCTTGATGGGGAAAGGTTTTCTATTGATTTTTGGCTCACCACAATGCCCTCACGACGCCGAAGAGCGTTGGAACGGGCACATAAGGAGTACAAGGATAGTGGGGGGCTGCGGGACAAGGACTTAACTTTTTCAGCGTTTGTAAAACAAGAACTTCTTGCAGGGTATAAGAAGTTTGGTTGGGGCGACGCAAGACCATTGGAAGAGTCCATTGCCCGCATGATCATGGCACCGAAGGACAAGGCGCATATTGTCGCCGGTCCCGTGATTAAACCAAAGTTGGAACGCCTAAAACGGCATTGGGGCCCAGACAACTGGCTCTTCTATGGTGCCACCACACCAGAGAAGTTGCAGGGTTGGCTTGACTCCAGTATCACGGGTTGTGAAGATGGAGAAGTTTTCGCCTTTTGGTGTGACTACTCTATGTTTGACTGCACACACTCCGCGGAGAGCATGGATCTCGTTGAGAGTTTTTACTCGGAGATGAGGACGGACCCGGAGTTTGCACGTTTGATCAACGCGTGGCGTGCGCCTAAAGGCAGAATGGGTGAGTTGTCCTACAAGGCTGCAATCATGCTGGCATCTGGCCGCGATGACACAAGCTTGATGAACGCCCTGTTGAACGGGTTAGTAATGGGCTTGTCTGTTGCAGCGGCTGTGGCAGGCGTGGAGCTTGAATCCCTGCAAAAGGAGCATTTGCGATTCGCGGAGTCACGTGTCCGAATCAGCATTTGCGGGGACGATACCTTGGGTTTCTTGCCTAAACATCTTTGGGTTGACCGAGCTCGGATAATGCGCGATATACAAGTGAACATCGCGCGTTTCGGCTTGGTCACCAAGCTTGATTGCACTAGCTTCCTCGGCAGTGCGGTTTACCTTGGGATGCGCCCCTACAATGTCCCTACCCCCACGGGACGTAGATGGTTGTGGGGGCGCACAGTCGGACGGGCAGCATTCAAGCTAGGTTGGATGCTTGACCCGTCCAAGGGTGATGCCGCTGCGTGGGCCACCGGAGTAGCTGACTCCGTTGTGCGCACACAGCCGTACGTACCAGTACTGTCTGATCTGGCGAGGCAGACTCTTAAGTTGCGGGAAGGTTCACGACGCACGCGCGTGGCCATTGATGAGAACAA